ATAATCCATTATTAATTCTTATAACAGCAGCATTAGCCTCTTTTAATGGGTCAATTTGCCCTTGCGAAGGTCCGTTCCATTGTGAACCACACCAAGCTTTATCTATAAGAAAATCAGTTCCGTAATTTTTAAGTTCTACTCTCCCTAATAAATACGCTTCATTTAGCCATTCTTCATAAATTGGTTGAGTAAAGTTTTCAGAAAACCACTCTCGTCTTTTTCTGAACATTTTCCATGCTTCCAAAAGTGCTGCACGGCTTGCTGAATAACTCGCCGTGAAATGCTTAATCAAAAGTTCATACGGAACTTCTAAAGCACTCCCTATTTGTCTTAAAATACTCGTTACAAATGGGTCAAATTGCGCATTCGGTCTTCCTGGATTAGTGGCTTTTGCTTTTTCTCCTGGATTAAGTGAAGCAATCATTCCTGGTGCAAGTTCTATAGTGGTTTCATCTTCTGAATCTACCAGCAAATCATTTTCAACCGCTTCAAGTTCTCCAACATCAGCTCCACTTGGACTATCAGCTTCACTTTCAATAAAAATTGCGTACAATCCGCTTATGACTGCAGCCATCAATTCTGCTTCAGTATAATTCCCAAGCTGTTTTAAATTTTCAATGACTGGTGACAATATTGGAATTCCCCTTACTTGCTCAGGTCTTTCAGTGAAAAGAAGATGAATTATGTTTTTTTGATTCTCACTTCCATAAACTTTAATAAATTTTTCTGTTACTGCACCAGTTGCGTCCAATGGATGTTCAGATGAAACATAATAACCTTCAACCCTACCGTTTTTATCTGTTTTTACTCCTTCGACTACACTTTTATCCGAAAGCATATTGTTAGGAGTATAAATTCTATCAGGCTCTAAAATTTCCAACTTCAAACTATATGGATTTTTAGGTGTTTCAAAATAATTTAATTTTATAAAGCACTCTCCATTTAGTAGCACTGTCAAAAATACAAGTTCTTGAATTTGATAAAAATTCATAGTTCCTAAATTATCAATCTTATCTTTTGACCAGAGTTCAAATTCTTTTTCAATCAATTCTTCTACCTTAGCCGCTTCATCATCACTTATCCCTATTGTTTCACTATCAATAGCCGCTTTTAATTTCAATCCACTTCCCACAACATTTGTATTAATTGTTTTCAATGCTCCAGTTGCAACAGAAGTTCCCATATATAAATCTCTTGAACGCTCAATCAATTTCTTACGATTTTTATAAATATCTTTTTTTACACCGCCCGCAGTACTTTGCCAACCTATCATTGCTTTTTTAGTAGTTGAAGCTCCGTGATTAGAATATCCTGTATTTAAAATTTCCAGTTTTCTTCTTGCTTTAAATCTTTCTACTCCTTTTTGCGGATTAAATACCGCCACTAAATTGTCAATTAAATTCATATCACACCTCTCTTTCTAACTTAAAGATTTCTAGGAACTCCTCTTCTCACTCTTCTTTTTCCAATACTATTTAATTTTTGTAATTCATTTTCCCAATAAGCTCTCCCTTTTCTTATTTCATCTATTCCCATTCGAGTAAGTTCTCTTGTCCCGATTTTGTAGCTTTTTCCTGTTAAAACTGCTCGTTCAGCTTTACCGTATTCAACTATCATTTCTAAAATATATTCTCTTGAATAATTCGATTTTCCCATTTACTTAATTCCTTTCGACAGTATTTTTCTTTTTCTACTAACTCTCTGTGTTCTTAATCCATTTAACAAATCAGTTGAATATCTAATATCCAAATCTGGATTAGCAATTCTCAATGCCGCCTGTGCATAGTTCCTAATGTCCAGAGGCTCATTTCTTTTATCTCCTACTGTTTTCCACTCGATTTTAGCTTGCCCCTTGCTAAATGTGACAACTTTTATTTCAGATGTAAGCCCTTTGAAGTAAACTTCATCATATCCACGCTTAGGATTATTTGGATAGTGCATATATTTAGCTCCTGGTTCCGTCACTTTAAGATTGCTCATTATTGTATCTTTACCAGTATTAACTCCTAAAACAAATAAGGAAATTCCTCCTTTATTATTTTTGCTAGGTCGTGAAATAAGAGGTCTCCCAGTTTCTCCACTTCCTTTTATACCAAATATATTCAGTTGTTCCCTTGCTTTTACATATCTATAAACATCATCAGTATGATGTCCACCTGTATCAACACAAGCACAAGCAACTCTTATTTTTTCCCCATTCTGATATGAATAATCTTTCATCAGAATTTGGTCTAATTCGTTCCAAACATAAGGTAAAGCAGGATTTCCCATAATCACTTTATAATAAATTCCCCAGCTTTCTTCACCTTTCGCCCATCCAACAATTTCAACTTCAAGCCTATTATCTTGAACATCGACACCAGCTGTAAGCACATTAACCCTATCAGGGATTTCTACTTCCTCATAAGTTCCATCTTCATGATTCAAATATTCGCCGTAATCTTCAGCTCTCGCCTGTATTTCCTCAAAGTTAAATCTTTCAACTTTTTCTTCCCAGCATTCCCCAAGAGCTGTATTGATAAATACTTTCATCAATTGTTCGTCACCTTTTGCCGCTTTAAATTTATTAATAATGCTACTCCATTTAGAGAACGGACTATAAAGTTCTGAAATATGAAATCCTCTTACTTGAAATCTGTCAACTTCGCTATTATGTGCTCTCCATTCTCCTTTAATAAGATTTCTTTTCCATTCGTACTCACTAGAAGTTTCCAAACATTTCTCACATTTGTGTGTCACATTTTCAAACATGATATTTCTCCACTTTAACGTTTGCATTTCTCCACATTTTGGACAAGGCACATAATACTCTTCTTTTGTGCTGTTCTCGTATTCCAGTTCTACTCTACTTCCACCTTTAATGGTTGGCGTACTTGTAAGCACAATTTTTTTATTCCAAAATGTTTTAGTCCTTTCAATTGCTAGATTAAGTGGATCACCTTCGCCTTTTACATTAGACGGAAATCTATCAATTTCATCAGCTAATAAAATCCTAATCGGTCTGCTTGACAATTCCGCCGCGGAATTACTTCCAGTCAAAACTATATAACCCCCAGCAAATTCCTTTTGCCTTTTAGTATCCCTTGAATTATCGCTCTCAATTATTTTGTTTCTAAGTTGTGGAGTACTCAAAATCATATCGTTAAGCCTAGTGCTTGAAAAATCTTGAGCCATATCTTTGGTAGGCATTAAAAACATGATTGGAGCTGGATCATAATCAGCATAAAACCCAAATGTATTCATAAGTATTTCAGTTTTAGATAGTTGAGCTCCATACATCATTACAACCTTCTCAGTCCTTTTATCTGATATCGCTCTCATTACCTCTCTTTGAAATGGAACTCTATCAGTATTCCACCGTCCTGGTTCGCTAGAAGTCTTAGTTGATAAAATCCTATATTTGTCAGACCAAGTGTCAATTGTAAGTTTTGGCGGAGGTTTAAGTACTGAAAAAATCTTTTTAAATAAATCATTGGCTCTTTTTAGGTCTGCCACGCTTTCTTTTTTCATTTTTAACCTCCATTTCCTCTTCTTCATCGTCTTCAACAAAGTTTTTACTTCTGAACATCTCTGGATTATATTCACTAAGTTCTTCCAACGCTTCGAATATTCCATCTTGGATAACATCTTGAATCTCTCCCAAATTATCTAATGCTATTATTTGCGGTGCTAATTTGTTAGATAAGGAAAGCAATTTACCTTTCATATTTATAAGACTATCTGTCATTACTTTTTCAATAACATCAGCCGAATGCAATTGATTTTTCAATTCTTTAATTTTGAGTTCCTTAATTTCGGTATCTTTAATAATCCTTTTAGTTTCTTCCTTAATTTTTTCATCTTTTAAGCTAATATCAGCATCATTCCTAGATTTTAAATACTCAATATACCCACGCACACTTTCTAAAAGCAGATATTTTCCTTGTGCCGTTTTTTTTACAACATTTTCATTAGCTAAATCCCTAATATGCCTATCTGAAACACCAAGCATTTTTGCTAAATCCATCGCTCTTACAATTTGACCTTCCTTAATTACCATAAACACCGCCTTTCTGGTACGGAACTAAAGTTTCAAAAACATTGTACCCATATTTTTTCTGGGGCTTCGAACCCGTTCGCTCTTTTTTTGACCTCTCAGAAGTACCTTTTTAATCAAAATTTCATTTTTTCTTTGTTTTTGCTTTAACATTGACTTGATATGCTCACCATTTTGAACATTTGCTCTCTATTTCTGTTAACTTATCTCTTAATCCTTTGTCTTCTTCTCTCTGTTTCTTCATTCCTACTCTACATCTATCAAGATATCTGTCATATATCATTATCTTTAATCTATCTATCTTGTTGTCTATATCTTTTTCAATCTCTTCTAATTTATCTAGCAGTTCTAAATCTCTTTTAATTCTTTTCGCTATATACTTTTTTACACCTAGCAAAATAATTTCAAGAACAATTAAAAATACTACGAACCGCACAAATTCAACTATAAATATTAAAAACATTTTCCCTTCCAATCTTGGTACAGAAAGCGAGACTTGAACTCGCACGGATAAATCCAACAGTTTCTAAGACTGCCGTGTCTACCATTTCCACCATTTCTACAAATTAAAATAAAAAGAGCCACCAAACAAATAGACTATTTCTAATCTATCTATTCAGTGGCTCACTCATCTGAGGTTTATTTGCCCCTATGATATTTTTTTGTTTTATATTCTTTATCTTTTATTTCACCTTTTTTTATGTACAAAGTAATTTTGATACTATCCTCAAAAGTTTTTGCTATTTTTAAATCTTGTAACAAATACAAAACTTCTTTGTCCTTTAAAAGTTCGTTAATATCTTCTTGTGTAAGTTCTTTTCTTTTGTTCAACTTTACCTCCTAATTATACCTTATTTTCTCTAGATTTGCAACCACCTTTTTAAAATTCAGCTCCCATTTTTTCGGCATTTTTTTTAATTCTTTTTAGACATTCAAAAACAATTTCATCAGAGAATCTGTAAGTTCTATAGTCGTGCTTAAATAAACGAAAACTGTATTTACTATTTTCATCAAGTGCCAGCAAAGCTAATGCTTTTAAATTGTTTAAAAGTTTTATTACGCTGCAATCTTTTTCAAAATACACTTTACATAATTTTGATATTTGTTTTTCTATTTGATTTAAATAAAATTCTACATTATTCCAAGATTCTGCAAAAACTGTTTGTTTGAGATAAGGTCCATAAATTTTATGCTTTTCTTTCGCCTGAGAAATATCAGCTTTCAAATTCATTAAGCAACTACCTGCCGTTTTTGAAATTGGCAAATAAATTTCTAATTCTGAAAAAAAGATATCGAACTGTTTTATAATTTTTTCTTCACTTAAATCTTCTACCCCGTAAGCCCCGACAAAATCAGTTAAATATATAAACCTTTCAAAATTTTCTGTATCATCAATTCTGAAAGAAATTAACATACGTTTTATTCCATTTATTATTCTTTCCTGTCTTAGCTCAAATTTGTCGACTTGATTCCCTTTTAGAATTTTAGCTAATTCTTTTATTTTTTCTCCCAGCAACTCTAGTTCCATTTACTCCTCCTCTGTTATCACGATCGCATTATCAATTGTGACTCTACGATTATTCTCGCTTATTAAGTTTAATGATATTCTTCCGCTCTCATCCGAATCTCTTACCCTTATCATTCCTTTGTATTCTTTCAACAATTTTCCGTCAAGAGTATAAATTTGTACCGTTCTTTTTAAACCTTTTGTGTCGCTTTCATAGTCTTTTCGATTGTCTTCCCATCTTGCACAACTTCCTAATAATCCTAAAATTGCAATTCCTAATAATAATTTCTTCATTTTAATTTCCTTTCTTTTTATTCATACCAAACTTTTGTTTCTGTGACTTGTTTGGATTTTCTTTGAACTCTTTTAATATCAAAATATCCATCTACAACCCATTCACTTTTAGCGTGATAAAACCAAAAATATCCTTTTTCTGAATTTCCTACCACATAGTATTTTTTACTAACGTTCCTATAATCTATTGACCCGCTATCCCAATTTCCAACACTTTCTTTTTCACTTACAACAGGTAATTCTTCAAGAAGTGTTTGATATTCAGTTTGCAACAACGGGTAACCATTATCTATTTTCAAAATTATTCCGTCTAATATTGTTTTTTCTGCCATTTCTTCCCCTAACTTTATAAATTCTCACCATAATCGTTTATTTTATCATATTGTTCTTTTGCCTTTTTAAGTTCTGCTTCATACTCAGATATTTTATTCTCAAGTTCTTTGAGCTCGCCTTTATTTTTACTTTCTAAGTATTCTTTTAATTTTGCAAATTTTTTATCAAATTGAGAACTTATTTCTTCTATTGATAAATCCCGGCTTTGATAATCTTTCATATCACTTAAACGTATATCAAACTGTATTTTCTTTTCATAATTTAATTCAAACGATATAATGAGATAATCTATGTAATTTGTGTGTTCTTTTATTTCAAATTTTCTTACTCTTTCATCTTTCAATATTTCAGTTAATTCTTTTATCTTTATCCCATATAATTCAATAAGTTTCATTTTATTTCCTCATTTCTTTTTATACTTGTCTTTATTTAATATCTTCTCAAAAGTTGCTCTTTTATCATTTTTACTCCAAAGATTTCCAAAGAAACCACGTTTTTCCCAGTTTTTTAAATTAAACTGCATTCTATCCTTATTTTTCATACTTTCTCCTATTTTCGTTTTTTTCTAACATCAATAAATTTATCCTGGATCTATTATTTTCAATAAAAACTCATACAATCCGTAAGCCATAAGTATCCCAAAACCTAAACTCATTAATGTTCCAAGCAGATTATAATCCTTCATTTTTTCAACCGCATTTTCAAATATATCCCAAATAAATACAATCCAAAATAAAATTGGTACTAATAATATTAATAATATTGCTATTTTCATTTATTCCTCCTTGACAATCCCTCTATAATACCCCTCTTTTAATCTTTTTCTAAATAACTTAAAGTGATTAGGATAAACTCCCAGCAACTCATAAACCAACTGCGGATTCAACCACACGCCTTCGATATGATACTTTTCCTCAAACTCCTTTTGCCCAATTTCGTGAAACTCATTATGATGTATTCTACATAAGCTCATAAACGGTGTTTTTAGTCCATCATCATTCTCATAAGTTCCCGCTGCACTTGCAATTGTTTTCCAAT